TTCTTCTGCTTTTCCTCAACCAGACTTTCATTATAATTTTGCATGGTTTCGACGTGCTTCTTCGCTAGATCGATGGCTTGCGTCTTCAGCATGATATTCTTTTCTAGCTCGGAAATCAACTGCTTATTCGTAAGAACCTTCTCTTTTAACTGAGAGTTCATGACACTGAAAATAGCGATATCGATCAGATTTTCTACCACCACTCTCCGGTCTGCAGCCTTCAGGCTCATGAATGGCGTATAGTTAGCCTTACCCAGTACAATGACTTGCGTACATGTCTTGTAATTCAATCCAAGGATCGTATTCTCTAGAAGGTCTTGGTAAGACTTCTGATCAGCATTCTGGTCATACATCTTACCATTCATGTAGATTTCGAACACCGTAGGCTTCATGCCTCTACGAACCATATATTCATTATTTCCGATAGAGAAATCTAGCTCCACAAGACAATTTTTATTTGTGATGCTGTTAATCAGAATTGGCTTATTGACATCTCTGAATGCGTGACCATATAAAACGAAAATGAATGCGTCGATGATGGTAGATTTGCCATTACCTACTTTACCCACGATCAATGTAGATTCGTGGGTATTGAGGTCGATGGTAGTGAAAATGTTGCCAGATGAAAGGAAATTCTGGTATCTGATTTGCTTGAATGTTATCATTAAATTAATTGTGCCTCTAGGTACAGATCATTCATAAATTTCGTAAGCTTAGTCTTATCAACTTTGGTTTCCAGACTTTCGATAGTATTTTTGATAATTGTCTGAGTATCCTCTACGTTACCGAGAGCTAATTCTTCTCCCACATCCTCTAGGGTGAGGATGTCTTCAACTGTCTGAAGCTTGGCTACTCCGAACTCTTCTACAGATTTCTTGTACGTCTCATACCAAGCTGGATTAGTCTTGTTCTTGACTACAACCTTTACGTATGTATTTTTAATCTTCTCATTAAAGGTGAGAAGATTTTCTATAGTTGTATTCGAGTCATCGTAATACAACACGTTATGCATTGTATAAGGATTTCTTACATATGTCAAGTCTTTAGTTGTAGTATCGAAGATGTGAAATCCTCTGGCGTCATTGTAATCTGACCAGCACATCTCATATGGAGCACCAAGATAGGTAATATTACCTTTGGTGGACTTCGTATGGAAATGTCCAGAGAAGACCTTATCATATCCGCTGAACACCTCTGCGTCCATACCATGATCATTCACCGAACCCTTGTACATCTCAAATCCCTTAAGTTCCAGATGTCCCATAAGAACCGTAGACTTAGTATTCTTAATGAGATTCATTGCCCGGTCATAATTTTCTGAGCATATCCAAGGCATGATGTCGATTGTTGTACCATCCGGAAATGAGATGGTAGTTGGTTCAGAATGGATTCTGAGATTGTCATACTCACCCAACATCAGACTAGGCGTATTCACTGAAATCGTATTCTTGTAGAACGAATCGTGATTCCCCACTATCATGTGAACTTTATATTTTCGAAGCTTATCGAAATAAAATTCCTTTGACTTGGATACAGTTAGGTGATTGGTGTGCTTACGTTTATCAAACGTATCACCCAACATGATGACTGTATCGATCTTATGAGTTTCTAGATATGGAAAGAATACTTCAGAGTAGAACTTATCAAAGAATTCATAAAATAGTAGAGAGTCACCACGAGCACCAAAGTGTGTATCTGTTATCAATGCGACTTTAGTCATTTTTATCCTTACAATTATTGAAGTGCCATCGCTTCATGGTACTTCCTCCAACCTTATTACAATGTGGACAAGTTAACACCAGCCCCTTCGATATATGTACCAATTCACCATTCATGACTCTAGGATCATCTTTAGGGAGATAGTGAGAATTTCCATCAGAATCTTTAACAGTAATCATTCCCTTATTAATCTGAATATGAGTGTTGGGATTCCAATCATCTCGTTTAATCTTGAGAATATTACCGTCTAAATCTCTAACCATGACAGTTTCCGCATGCTTAGTCTTCACCTGCGGAAGTCTAGCTGGATTAGATTTCAGCATCCTTAATTTGGAATCTGGCCTAATACATCCATATAGTGGATGTTCTCGTCCACTGGTTACTGGTGGAGAGCCACCACCAAATGTTAAGTTATAGCATCCCTTATCCAATACCAATTCTTCAGTAACTAATTTTGACTCTAGAGATAGAGCTTCTTCTCTAGAGTCAAATATTTCGATGACTTCTTTAATGAAATTCTCAGGACCATATTTTGTGATTGCTAGTTTCAATGCAGTTCCAGACCCCATATAATTATCATTAATGTTGGTCGTACTATGTACGCCAATATAGTACTTATTATTAACTTTATTTATGGTTTTATAAACTACATGAAATGCCATCTTTAGTCAATCTTCACTTAAGGGCCTTTTTCTTAAAGTTGAAGAAATCTTTCGACTCCTGCTTATCGTGTTCTGATAGAACCGCATTACAATAATCACGAACGGTTCTGATCATGTTACATTTATTAAATCTCTCTGAAGGATGAGTCTTCTCATCCAGCACAGTTTCTCCCATCTGCCTTACTGCGATAGGAATACCAATAAATCTTTCGTTAAGTGTTTCGTCATCCATTGTCTTCATTGTCTTCATTGTCTTCATCTTCCATAAATTTTTCTAAACCAATTTTTTTAATTTCTTTTGGAACCTTGTCTTTTTTCTTGTATCTATCTGTGAGTGCAGTCATCTTTACTATATCATAAGTAGATGACGTCATCGCAGTTTCAAATACCTTCATATCCTCCAAGGATATACCAAGGAGAGCATGCTCCACAATAGTACTTTCCATCTGTTTATATTTGATATATGTTTGCTTCTTCTCAGCATCGATTCGTCTGAGGAAAGCATACCAAATAATAGTGGTGAAGTATGAGAATGGACTCTTTGACTTCTCGGGATCAAAGTTGTGAAGGTATCGTAGACAATTCTCTACGCCATCTCCAATCATATCTTCCTTGTAGGTATAGTTGACAAAGTTACCCTTCTCACCTACCCCATCTGCAATCTTCTGAATGCAGTCAGCAATATAATTGCTGATCCTTGGGGTTTCAGTTCCATCTTCTTTCGCTTTTCTGTACGCTGCGATATGAACGCACATGGCAGCGTAAAGCTTCTTGTTATCTACATAATCTACTGCCATTTTGTTACTCTTACTGTAATACTCGTTTTGGGTTATTGTTCATTTCGTTATAGGCTTCGTTGATGGCGTCCGCATTCTCTGTCAATTGCTCTAGAGTAGTTCTGAGATTGTCGGTTGAAACGCTGATCATCGATCCCATTCTAGGCTTACTATACTTGGCAGTATATTCCCTGACAGTTGTATAGTACTCGGTCAACTCGGGAAGCGGAACTGACGTAGATATAATATATCTTGAGTGCATTGTCAATAGGGTTTCTTCACTTAATGACATATAATCCACTAAAGATAGGTCTCCATGAACTGAATTGATGACGAACGGGTGATCCAGATTGTACCAGTCATCATTCACTTGGACATCTGCGATTAATTCATCGCCATTGGTTAGCTTTACGAGTTTAATCATTTATGTAATCCTTACGTTGTAGATTTTATATTCAAATTTGTCTGCGTCGTATAATCTCAGTCTAGCCTTGTAGTGTTGAACTGAATAGTTCTCGGTCTTACCATAGGAGAAGTCATCAACGATGTCATATAGAGTAGCTCCCACCTGTTCCTTCTCTTCATGCAGTCTTAACATTCTTCCGATAGACTGCATGACTCTAATTTTACTCTTAGATGGCTGAGCCGGGATCATGTGATGTAGTCGGTTTACTGAAACTCCAGTCGCTGTGGTCTTAAGTGAAGCAAGAAATTTAGCGTTCTCTTCTTCTTCAAGAAGTATTCTGATTCTTTCACGTTCCTTGGCGTTAACTGAACCATCGATTCTGAAGAATGAGGCGTCACCATCATCCATTAATTCCTGAAGGGCGTCACCATGTTCTACACTGTTGTAGAATACCAGCTTATTACCCTTGAGAGAATTGACCAGATTGCTGATGAACTTGTTTCTCTTCTCATGTGTGATTAAGTATTTAGTCTCCTCATCATAGGTCATCTGCTTGACTAACCTACACTCGTCTTCTGGGTACTTCAGAACGATACATTTGATAACTAATTTAGACGCATATCCCTGATCGATCATCTCTCTGGTAGTAATCGTTTTATATTGTGGTCCGAACAGACCTTCAATCGTCAACTGGTTCAATTCGACTTCGTCTAGTGTACCAGTTGTTCCGAATCTATATTCAACGTTAGGCATCTTCTTGAGAATACTCGTGACCATAGCTGCTTTCGCGCCATGACATTCGTCCACGATGACTACGTCAAATTGCTTGTACCAAGATTCATGGACTTCAGTTTTACCATTACTCAGAGCTTGCCATGTCGTGACCACAATATCTTCCTTGATCTTTCCTCGCTCCAGACCATCTATCGAAGTGCAGATTTCTTTATCATAACCATATGACTTGATATCTGAAGCCATCTGGGTTACAAGTCCAGTCGTAGGAACAATTAAAAGAGTCTTCAGTCCGTACCATCGCATGATCATATAGATGATCAGACTCTTTCCGGATGACGTAGGAGAAAGAATAATCCTTCGTTTCGATCTAACAGATTTGAGGACTGCCTTGATCTGGTAGTCTCTGGGTTCAAATGGTAGATTTAGAGTTTTGATAAAATCAAGTAGCTCTTTCTCTGATACGTTGTCGTAAGTCAGTTTGGTGTCGAAAGAGAAGGAGTATCCGTGCTGGTCACAGTACTTCTTTATTCGGTGTGCTAAGCCAACGTAGACTAGTCTGGTGAGATTATTGATGAGACGAATCTTCCCGTCCCATGAACCACCTTTACCAACGTACTTAGGACTGAACTTGTAGTTTTCGGCATAGAACGTGAAGAACTCTGAAAGTTCCATCAGTATACCGGCCTCACATACTACTCTGCAGTAGACGTTATCTACATAATTTAAATGTACATCTGCTGCCATTAAACCCCATTCTCAAACTTTATCATCTCAATGGCATTCTTGATCTGGAATGTCCTTTTAGAGATTGAATCAATAATTGACTTTAGTAACTCAATCTTTTCGTGTTGAATTCCGATTTTCAATGTTAAGAAAACTATGTCTGGATCGACATCCAGATAGTTATTTACGTCCGCTTTAAGTATCCGGCCAGAAGCTGGCAATTTCCAGCCCTTCTCATTTGTAATTTCTGTAGGACCCGAAGTATAAAATTCATGTTTATCAAACCTTAGCTTCTTAAGATCGGACTCGTATCCACGAGTCGTCAACTTCTCATTGATGTATATCTTATAGTATTTATAGTGGAGTTCTGGTTGGGATAACGATTCGTTGACTAGATCAAGTCGGTTAATCTTGGAATCCTCTGCCCAAAGTTCGAATATTTTTTCTATTTTCATTGGCTCTTCTAATTTCATCTGATTTTCTCATGTTGTTTCACAGTTTATCACTCGGTATTACTCTTGTCAACTGTTAAATTGGATTATAGTAGAATCGGTCAAATTTAAATGAGACGTCTACAGTAACGTAGTCTATCTGTTGTAGTGTAGCGTCAAGGTTTAATCCCGATAGTGAAGTAGGATAGGCTTCAGTCATGTGAATATTCATAATTGGTCTATTCGATGAGTTGAGCACTATTAAGGAGATGTCTGATCTTGAGTTATCATACTGGGTAAAGGCGTCTGGAGTACCTAGGGCCACCATCCAATTAAAAATCTCCATGTAACTTTCTAGAGATTCGTCAACTTTATAGGTGACACGGAACTCATCATACTGTAACTTACCCGGTTCGGATAGCATTACGAATGGAGTAGCTCTAGGTGCTTGTCCTAATACTAATCCCGGCATATTTACTTGTTGAACCAAGAAATTGACAGTAGGTGCTTTCACAACCTTGAGAGAAAAGTTGACAATTGATAGTAAATTTAAGTTATTCATTGAAATACCTGTTGACAGTCCTTCTGGAAGTGAGTATAATCTTTAGTAACAGCGGAACATAAGTTGTTCGCGGTTGGGTGAGGTATATATACTTATTTATATTCGAAGAAAAACCCCAGAAGAATTCTTCTGGGGTTTTATTTTACAATACTATCGTCTAGATTAGTGAATAACCTAGAAAGTATAGTGTACTACATCAAATTATCGACTAGTACTCTTCTGTAATAAACGTTGGAGTCTTGAGTTAGAACACCAAGGCTAGCAGTTGCACCACCAGCGAATGGATTTGCTACCATTCCGTAACGAGTCTTGAACCCGATCTTAGGAGCAAAGGTATCTGGATCAACTGCACGTACCATTTGTAGTGGTACATATGGGCAGTAGAATAGACCAGCATCAAATACTGAAGAACCCTTATAACCTACAACGATAAAGTTTGAACCTGCATATGGGTCAATGTAAACACGAAGTCTACCATTTAGAACACCAGCAAAAGTATTACCTGTATCGTCAACATTTAGTTGATTTGAGTTAAGAGCAGGAGTATAATCTAGAACACCGGCCATCATAAGAGCAGAGGCAACATCTGAAGAACAGATTACCATATTACCCTTACCACGTCTGGTATCTTTTGAAATCTTGTTACATTCGAACTCGATTTGTGACATTAGACCCTTGAACTTTTCTACTGACCAACGACCGTTAGAGTCAGTGTCTAGATCGAAGCGACCTGCTGTAGTTGTACCAGAGCTTGCACCTTGCTTAGCAGTAATAATGACAGTTCTAAGAACTTCACGATTGATTTCTGCTAGGATTTCAGACTGAAGAATATTAGAAAGTTCAGTCTCGGCATCTAGACCATGGATAGCCTTTAGGTCTTGTGCTAGTTCTAGTGAGTATTCAGCCTTTAGAGCACGTGACTTAGCTTCTACTGAAACCTTTTCAATGCTGAAGGCCATTTGTGGGAACACTGCAGTTGCGTTAGAACCTAGTGCTTCTGCTAGAGATGTAACAACACCACCAGCAAAGTTATAGGTGTCAGCACCAGCGTTATTAGATACACCGGGTGCAGTTCCGATGTTGCTTGCAGCACCACCTAGATAAGTAGCAGCAGCATAACCAGCACCAGCAGCAGCGGTATTAGACCCACCACGAGCAGAGAAACCAGTGTTCACTTCGTTGTAGAAAGTTTCAGTTCCTGTCTGTGACTCGTAACGTGATCTCATAGCAAAGATAAGTCCGGTTGGTCCAGTCATAGGCTGGACACCACAGATATCATATGCTACTAGGTTAGGCATAGAACGTCTAACTAGTGAAATAAGTACTGGATCGAAGTTATCGACATGAGAGCCAGTTGAGTTTGTTGGGGACGCTTCACCTAGGAAGGATTGACCGGCAGAGATTGAACGACCTTCATTGAGTGCACGTTCTGTATTCTCAAGAACGATAGCAGTGTCTGCTCTCTTTCTCTTATCGGTAATGCTAGGCAGATCAGCGTGGTCTAGAATTGGACCCCATTTTTCTGTAATTTGTTCTACTAAACTTGACATTTTTCTTCTCCTAAGAAATTTTTATTTGTAACCGTTTGGTCTTATTATTTATTATTTTGCAGTTCTTGAGATTGCTGCAGCATATTTACCCATTACACCGGGAACAACTACTTGCTCTTCAAGTGAGTCATCATACCCATCGATTTCCTCAGTAATCATACCAGTTGTCTTTGGCGCAGGAGACTTCTTATCAAAGTAATTTTCCTTGATAATCTGTACTTTTCTTCTGTATGAATCTACGTCAGTGAATTCTAGACCTTCAGATAGTTGCTTTAGCTTTTCTACTTGAGTCTTAGCTAGACCTTCACTAAATTCATCGATAGTTGATTCCTTGGTAGCTTCTTCGATGACTTGCTCTAGTTCCAGCTTCTTATCAAGTGCTTCGTTAAGCTTGTCCTTGAGGTCTTCGATAGTATTCTTCATCTCGCCAAGAATATCTGTCTTCTCTTCTGGAATAGTAATATAGTGGTCTTCGAATACTCTCTTAACTTGTTCTAGGCAAGATTCTGCAATCTCAGTTCTAATAGAAGTGGTCATCTCGATTCTATTTTCTTCAAGCCAGTTTTCAACGATATGGTCTAGATAGAGGTCAAGCTTTTCACACATTTCATCTAGAGATTCAGTCAAACGCTCTTCAAGCTTTTCTTCGTATTCTTCTTCTAGTGTAGATACTAACTCAGAATATTCTTCTTCAAGCTTAGCAATCTCAACATTCAGTCGAGTATTAAGAGCAGCTTCGAAGATGACAGATGCACGTTCTTTCAGGTCTTCTGTAAGCTCGTCACCTGAGAAGATGTCATCCATATCTTCCTTAGTTGTAATTGTTGCCGCATTCTTAGCTGATGCGTTAGATGGAATAAGGTCTGCTTCGTGACCGATTTGTGATAGTGTTCTATTGAACAGGTCAGACAAATCTTCCTTACCTAGCTGAGCTAAGAGATCAGTGAATGTTGATAACATCTCTGATCGTGACATCGAACCACCAGAACCAGCACCGGGTCTCAGTGTTTCTCCTGCTGCAGTTTCAGTTAAATATTCGTTCATTGTATCTACCTTTGACATTGGAAACTCCTTTGTAATCCTCTATTATTTATTAATCTTAAAATTTTGAAATCTTACTCATGTAATCTTCAAAAAGCTTCAGTTTAGACTCTTTTAGCTTTCTTGCTCTCGTAGCCTGTTCGATTTCTGCTTTAGCTTGTTCTGCCAAGTCAATCATCTTCCAACCGTACTTCTCATCATAAAACCAATCGCATGATTCCATAATTCCGTTCACCCAAGCATCTGGTGCCGATGGGTCAGCAACAATATCAGCAGCAGTAGCTAGTCTGAAGTCTGCTTGGACTTCGTTGATTCCTTGTTTATTTGGCTTCAGAGTACCCATAGCTCTAGAAGATACCCCTAGCTTAGTTCCTGACTCCATCAGGCCCTTAGCAATATTTCCGTTAGGTGTACCAGTGATTAGTGCTTTACCAATCCAGTTGGTACCTTCTTTACGCAGAGATACAATTCGATGGGAAACCTTATCGAGATTGATCTGTGGTCCGTTAGGATGCCCAAGTTCACCGAGTGCCTTATTAGAGTCTACGGATTCCTTGATATATCTACCGACTTCGTTATCCATAATTTCTTCTGGATAAATTCTACCATTTCTATTTTTGATAGCAGACTGTAGGAAGATACCCTCAATATAGAACTTCTTAGCTCCATCTTCAGTAGCTTCAGTAATATTCTCTACACTTTCGTTCAGTTCAGTAATCAGTTTCATTGATTATGCTCCTCTGAAATATTCGTCAATGAATGTACCGATCTTTTGCACTTCAATAAAGAGATACCCCTCTGCCGTACCACCTCCATGGCGACTACCATGGAATGTAACTTCAATATTTGCAGTTGAATTGACATTAAGCGCCATGCCATTACCTGCATAGTCTTTATATCCTGTGGAATCATAAACTCCTACTATTGAACCATCTCGCGTAATCATAGCATGACCGTCATTGGATGGATCAATACCCCAGAAAACTTGAGTAATAGTAACACCTGATAAAGTTTCATCTGAAGTAGCAACGTTACTTACACTTGAGTTCCCAGCAACAACAATAGTTGCGTTTGCATTGATATGCAAACAAGCTGATCTATTCTTTTTATTTGATGTAATCGTGACTGCCATTAGTTATCCCTTTGAACATGGTGAATTTCGTACTGACCCTCTCGGTCAGGATGATCAAAATATTTATCTTGAGCAATTTGATTCTTGAACTTCTTAACGAATTGTTTAGACTTCATGCCATAAACACCTTGAACTTTTCTAGGTTCATGATCTTGTAAATCTTCTTCTGTCGCCCGCTCTTTAAGAGAAATCGCAAAATCTAGAAGTTCATTGATTCCATCTTGATCTTCTGCTAACATTAGCATCTTGATTCTGTTATCTTCACTAAGTGATTCAAACAGTCCTAAGAGTGTATGAATATTATTTTCAGATAATGTCGAGTCGAGTAGAGAGATTAGACGTTCTGCATCTGAAAGTTGCTCTTGATCATTAATTTCTGGAACAAAATTTGCTAGTGCTCTTTCGTAAACATTTTTATTAAATCTTGATGCAGTCGAATACGATTTATCGAGATTCCCCAATTTCTTACCCATCGAACCACCAATTCCTAATTTATTAGGAACATTTTTTATCGTTTCTTCTCTTTCTCTAGACTTTGCTTTTCCAGCTAATTTGTTGGCTTTTTGTCTCAATGTGTCAATAGCTTGATCATATTTTTCGCGAGTTTTCCCACCTAATTTATTTCTGTTATCGGAGACATGCTGTCTTAATGAATCATATTGATCCAAACGTTTGTCTGCTGCGTTTCTATACGTTTGAGGACTTAATTCGTTAAGATTTTCTTCGTCAATATCAAATTCCTCTTCTACTCCATGCTTCTTCCAATCTGGATGACCATCTTGAGTGAAGTGTTTTACATTAGGAAATGTTCTTTTAGTTTCTTCTTTATTTCTGTCTCTACCCTTAAGTAGAGCATGAATCATCTTGGCTTCTTTTCCGCCGATCTTCTGACGTGAAGACTTAATAGACTTGTCAACTGCATCCTTGTTATAAGCTTCTTCAAAGTCTACTCCCGGAACACCAATGCGCGTATCTTTCAAAAGTCTTAATGCTTCTCTTGGACTCTCGACTCCAAAAGCCTGTTGTCCAGACCAGTGATAGGGTGACTTAAGATTTACAAAATAATCACCCTTTCCGCCATTATCTACATTTTGTACTGCAGGATGTGCCAGTACCCTCTCGTGAGCAGTAATTTCATTGATATTTTCAACATCTTCATAGACCTTCTCGTCTTTACCAGAGTCGTATCCATGACCTTCTTTGTCGCGCTTAATAGTCTTGATGTTCTTTGCATTAAAGAGATCATCATCATTACCGTTGCGATCTTTATGTTTAATCACGACATGCTTATCGACAAATCGCTGTTCATCCTTAGCCTTAGGCGCGTAGACCTCATAAAAATAATTAATCGGTTTCGTCATCGAATTCTCCTTCTAGATCGTCAAGATCAGCGTCTAAATCTAAGTCTAAATCTAAGTCTAAATCTTCCAGTTCGTCATCAAAATCGTCAGTCACGTCATCAAAATCGTCTTCCGGTTCATCATCGTAAACATTTGAAGCAACTTCTTGCCTAAGTTCAGACACTGCATTCGCAGCCTTCTGCATAAGAATGTCATTGAAGGCATCCTCGAATTCGATGGGATTTTTATTGATTGCGTAGTTGATAAGGTCTGCGGTAATTGACATGAGATAATTCCTCTGTTATGATTGTATATTTATAATATTTTAGTTATTAGGTTGTGCTGGGAAAGTGTTACCCGCCGGACCTTCCTGCATAGGTGGCTCTTCTTGTGGAGGGAAATATTGTGGATTAGATTGCTCTTCAACAATCTGCTCATCAATTTCTTCCATATCTTCATCCGATTGACGAAGTACCATTCTGCGAATCCAACTATGTGAATAATATTTACCAGCGTAGTCATCGATATCACGTAACATTGCAATTCTATCACGAAGAATCTCGGTCTCTTTAAGTTCTGCCCATAGGTTATCTTGAGCAAACTTGTAGTTGATAGAGTTCTTAAATAGGTCCCATTCTTCAGGAGTAATGATACCCTTAAGAATTAACTGACGTTCTAGAATTTTGGTGAATAGAGTAGAGAATTTGTTACGTAGACGATTGATAAATTTACCAAACTTAACTTCATCTCTAGTAATTTCCGTAGACCTACCAATATTGAATGCTTGTTCTGGGTCAAGTCTTGAGACTGGAACATTCAATGCTTTGAATAGCTTCCTTTGGAAATATATGATATCGTCTAATTGTCCTAGATTCTGTCCACCGGGTAGAGTAGTAACCTCAGTTCCTCTTCCACCTTCTCTTCTGGGTAGCCAGAAATCTTCAATCATAGTCATGAACTTACGATCATCCCGAACCTCACCGGTATTCTGATCGTAGACCACTTTATTCTTGAAGCGTGTCATAACGTCACGTAAATATTGCTCTGCCTTAGCCTTAGGTAATCCGCCGACATCGATATAGAAAATTCTTCGTTCTGGTGCTCGGGAGATTCGGTAAATAATTAGTGAGTCTTCCATAGCCTTCAACTGATTGAGTGGCTTGATAGCCTTATGAAGATAGGAAATTACCATATCCCCATTATTGCTCATCAATCCACTACTACAATGAACAATAGAATCCTTGGCGATCTTTAGACCATTGATAGAATTGCTTGGCAGTGCAGTAGAACCGTTGGCTTTAGTGTAGCCTCTGTCGTTATACATGTAGTATTCTTTAGCAGTCTGAGACATGGGCATATCGGTTGCCCCTCTCTTCTTCTTAATTTCTCGAATCTTCTTGATTTTTCTTGGATCAATATATCGAAGTTCAATAATACCATTCTTGGGGTTTTGCTCGTCAAGAATTGCATGGTAATACAGACGCCCATCTACATACCATCTTCTGAATACATCGTAAGATAAATCTTGGAATTCAAGCAGCTTCAGAATTTCATCAAATTCTGCCAATAGCATCTTTTTGATGTTTTCTGGTTGCTCAAGATCGTCGAGAATTAATTCGACCACCTTCGTCTCTGGTTCCTGAACAATGACTTCATTGACAATATTGTCAATGGCTTCATCCACTTCAGGATACAAAGATACTTCTCTATATTTGTTAACTAGTTCAGCTTCAGTTCTTACGGTACCATCTAAATCGAGAATAGTACCGTAAGTACCACCTTCCGCAACAATAGTCGCCCCGTCATCTGTTTGTTTAGGTACAAATGATACAGGTTCTTCTTCTTTACGCTTAATCTGCCAACCGAATAAATCTATTCCAGCCATAATATTATCACCTTACTCTATAGTATTAGACACCACCCGCATTGCCAGTAGGACCACTAGCTACGGTCCAATAGTCAAACGCAAATGTTGCATCGAACATCTCAATCTGATCGGTTTCTGCCCAATTAAGACCAATTGCGCCAATGTTAGTTGGAAAAATGCCATGGAATTCGTACTGTCTAATAATCTTTCCAGTCTTTGAGTACTGAGTAACTGTAGCCTCAGACTTATAGTTGGTTAGAGTTCTAATATTTTGAGCAAAACCATTAATCTTGTTTGACCATTCTTCCAGAGCATCTCGGATAAGGAAGTTTTCATCATTGAGAATTGATACTTGCCATTCTGGATATTGACGATCCCCAGCAAGTTTGATAAACCTACCGAAGAATGGAACTTGAATAGTACCAATATCAGCCGAAGGAATACTTGATGCTTGAATTAGAAAGGGTGCAGTTAAGTCACCCTTCTGATTGGCTGGGTTTCTGAATTGAACGGAGAATAGATTTTGTCTAGCTCCCCCGTCCTTCAGTGCCGATTTAATTAGATTTATATTGAACATTTGTTATCCTTATGATCCAGTAATTTCAGTAAATTCAACACTACCACGAACCGCAATGAAGTTCAGAGTGATGTAGTTAATACTTCTGTTGGGCCTAATGTAGATGTCACCAACAAATCTGCTTGAAGAGATTACTTCGTCAGTATTATTACTGTCATCACAGACTACCTTGAAGTCCACAATCCCTCTTCTACCCTGAACGTCACGTAGATAAGGTTCAACATAGTTTCTGAATTGTAGACGAGTGAACTCGTCATTGAATTCAAATAGTGTACCCGTAACTGCCTTTGAGATTGACTTCTCAAGAACAATGAATAGCTTACGAACATTGATAGCACTAAATGCAGAAGTCTTGTTCAGTAGAGTCTTATCGCCGTAAAGAATAGTACCTTGACCAGCAAGGGTAACAACTGGGTTAGCTCCATTCTTGTACAGGAGGTCTCTGTCTGCCTTAGATGGATTGAATGCTAACTTGACGATATTCTTAACCTGACCTCTGTTGAATCCAGCAGGAGAGTACCAAGGATCATTAGTTGTATCTGCTCTAGCTGATATACCAGCGATATCTCCATTTAGTGGAATCCATCTTGACACATCGTTATATTTATCGTATTGATATTTATAACCAGAGTCTAGGACAGCGTATGAAGTTGATCGTAGAGAATTTCTGAATGTTACTACATTTTGTGCAGGAGACGTAGAATTTACGACATCAACACGTTCGGGAGAAACGAAAACGATACAATCTTTTCGTACTTCAGCAATATTGTCGATCAGATAATTCGCTAACTGTGAACCATTCTCACCACCCCTAGACATACCACCCATAACGATAGAGATATCAACTTCGTCAGCAACTGAGAATAAATCATAAGCTCTGGCTAGATCACCGAAAGCAAGTGAACCTTCTGCAGCAGTGTCCTTACCACCCACAAATCGTTGGGTTAGCGGCTTAGAGTTAGATGTTGAAGAGATTAGTGCAGCAGTTGTAGAGCTTGATCCCGCTCTATCAGCAGCAGACCAAATGTAGGCTGATTGATCATTGATGATTGTCTTATAGTAGTTTGTTGATCCAGATGAATTCTTGGAATCTGTAGCTCGTGACATATCACTGAAGATTTCAAGAACAGTTCCGGGATTACCAGAAAACTTACCACCTTCATCTACTACAACTAGGTGTAGCTCATCGTAGGCTGAAGTATTACCAAAGTCAGTCACATATTGTGATTGAGTTGGTGCAGTATCAACTTGGTTATAATATTCCCAATTTCTTGTGACAGAATTTGCAGAAAAATCGGTTGACAATCTGAATAATGTATCGAAGGTAAGTTGGAAGTATCCGGACCCAGTGTTAGCTCCACCAGATTGAACTTCTGTAGCTGCACCAATAGTCTTAACCTTCATATATTGCTTACCGATTGAAGTATCACCTACTTCAACAATATCACCTACACTAAACTTATCAGCTACTAGCTGTACTGCGGATAGGGCTGAATTTCCAGATAGTGCAACTGTATTGGCAATAACTACGTTAGCGACAGTTGAACCTACTGGGATAGAAAATGTACCAGTGAACAGTGAACTGTTAGCAACTGTAGCAATATTTACAACAGAAGTAAACTGTGCTGAAGATTCACAAACTGAAACCTTCAGTGAGTTACCTAGTTCACCGGGATACTTAGCGATAAAGTTTACGTTTGATCCGAATGAGTCATCCTTAGTATCATAGTCTTCTATGTTCTTGATTAGATATGGTAGTCTTGTTGGTTCGAAAGTCTCTGCAGCAACTGCGTTGAAAGTTAGTGAGTTGTCAAAGAAGTTGAGTGACTTTGCTCCAGTAAGTGTTGCTGCATTTGAAAGTGTAGCTCTTGCGTGTGAGTTATTACCTACTAGAATTGCTGATATAGTAGTACCAGATGGTATACCATTACCATAAACACCTTGTCCGACTTCAATTCCAGAAGTAGTGAATGTAGTATTCCCTGCTACTGAAATTGACGTATTGCTAGAAAGGTTAATTGATGATATAGTATTTGAGAATCCGGATGTATCACCAGCACGGCTCACGTATAGAGCACTGCCATAAGCCAAGAAGTTGGCTGCAGTGAACCATGTTTCTGGGTTTAGGGAAGATGGTCTTCCGTACTTTTGTACTAGAGTGTTCTCTGAGTCTACTAGAGAGAGCTTATCGATAGGTCCCCATGCGAATACGCCACCGATGGCACCTTCTGTAGTAGAGACTGGGCCGATTGAAGTTGTTAGATCACTTTCATTGATAGTAACACCGGGACTGATTTGAAATCCCCCACCACCTGATCCAATATTTGGTACTGACATTTATATCTCCTGCATGTTAAGGATTCTTAATTCCATGATATATTTATAATAATGTCATCTTAGCGGAATCTAAAAGAACAGACCTTTGAATTCTGGTTTCTGGTAATCAAATTCTTCATTGTGTTCTTCTCGACCATCAACCATATAACCGAATGGAATAACATCATTTTCGATGTCGTCATCAGTCTTCTCTCTCAATTTCATAAGAGTATTTATGTCTGTAAGTTCACGGAAATATTGCTGATCTGACATCCACGCAAATAATACGAGACACATGACCAAGTCATCGTTACAACCCGGCTCTGCCTCATATGAAGTCCCCTTACGTGAGAATCTTGATAGCTCAAAGATCGTTTGGTGATCGTTAATAATTAATTGTTGCTGCTCTACAAGAAGCTTTAGAATCGAACACCCAACCGACTTGACACTTTTGGTAGTTCTCACTCCACGCTCAGAAGTTTTAGTGAATCCACTAGAGATTCTTCTTCCTCTTGCGCCACCATTTTCTGTGCAGATGAGAGAATCCGATTCGAACTCGTTATAGAGCGTATCGGCTACTTGACCACCAATGTCATTAATTTCGACAAGAATAGTTGCATCGTTGTATGTCTTTGATATATAGTGAATGACAGAAGCATAGTCGTTAGGGGTAATAAGATTGCTTCTATAGGTGCAAACTTGTTGATATGGCATTGACGTGACATCAATTACCTGATATGCTGAATAATCAAGTCCTTTACCACGAGAGACGTCAGCAGTGATGACATATCGGTGTTCTGTTTCTGGTAGATAATATTGAGTAAGCCCATCCTTTGAGGAGAGTGGCTTCTTAGCTACGAGAGTCTTAAGTGTAGCACCTGAAATGAGTGTACCAGATGACCCTTGGAATCCACAGTTGAATTCCTGTTCGAATCTTTCGTAATCAAAATCCATGGCAGCAAGAGTTTCCTGCTTCCACTTTTCATCCCTTCGTGGTACTCTATGCCAAGGTACTTCAACGAATTCATATCCATTAGTCCCCGCTCTGGCACCCTCACAAGTCTTGTAGAAGTGGTTCAGTCCGTTTGGAGTAGACGTAAATAGCATCTTTGTGGTATCACCAGATGAGATAGTTGGGTATACAGAAGAAAAGAATTCGTCCCAATTTTCAACGAAGGCAGCTTCGTCGATATATAGGAATGACACAGATTTACCACGAATGGATGTAGATGTAGTAGATGCAGCTATTACTTTACAGCCATTCTCTAACTTTATGTCACCTTTATTCCAGATGAGAACTCCTTGCTGAAGCCAATCTGGTAGTGCCTCATATGCAATTTTAATTCTTTCGAGAATTTCTCTAGCCGCGTCGCCTTTGTTGGCGAGAAGGCCAACCGTCTTATTATCATTAAATATAATGTAATGTAGAATAATAGCAGCCGCAGTGGTTGTCTTACCAGCCTGTCTAGACGTAACTACTGTGCAGAGTCTATTGTTTGAGATTTTGTTTATGATTTCCTTTTGGTATTCATAAAGCTCCAGTGAAATTAGACCATGATCTACGTGAACGATCTTAATATAATTTTGTGCAAAGTAGATAGGGTCAAATTTACACTTGGCAAACTCTTCCATACGCTCTTTAGTCCAGATAATTTTGTTTCTGGGCTTTTTTAGTAGTGGGTTACCGTTATAACCTCTTCTAGGTTCAACTTCATACTGTTCTGACATTACTCAGATTTCCACTTTGGATTTAGTCTTTCATGATGGTTAACCCCAAGAACTTTGCCGAGAACTCTCATGGAATCCATGTATTTTCCCTTTTGCTTCTCGACCCTATCCTTGCTCCATTCAGGCTTAGGCATGGCCAAATAATTTGACATATTGTCACTGTATTTTACCATCTGAGCATGCTTGTGTGCAGCAGTAGTTCCATTAGCAATATTTCTGATATTGTCTTCGTATGATAGAGACTTGTCCTTGGATAGGAGCTTGACAGCGCCAATCACGTCGTCACTGAACCCACGCTTAGAGAGTTGTTCAGGCGTCACTGGAGTATCCTCCAGTACGTCATGTAGAAGAGCTACCTTCTTGGTCTCTTCTCCGAATCGCTTAGAGCCAAACACCTTCTTACCAATATTCATTACTGACTTTGGGTGAGACGAATATGGTTGGTCTCCATAAGTCTGCCCCTGCTGATCATCATGCCACTTCGAAATTAATTTCTTAGTGTTTCTTTTGCTAATGCTTGATCTCATAGCTTCATCCAATTCCAGTTCTTCGCAATTCCATGCCTTCCTCGACCAATAATTAGCCGAAGTCTTATCATTAAGATTACCCTGTCCACCCGACCTAGCGCAATAGGATTTCTTACGATCTGGGATATTTTTCTTTATGCTAAGGGTCTTGTCACCGAAGTTCACCTTCTGTGCTTTACCATCGCCATCCGGATCGACATAGACCTTTGACTTCTTGACATCACCCGCCATAGGCTTATTCAGTGGAACCGTCTTGCCCTTATAGGTAGCTTCGGAGAATAAAATATCTATAATTTTAGCCATTGTTCTTGATCCCATCTAATACTTTGTTTAATTGTTCTGTAGTCATGATTAGCGTGTTGTTATTCACTACCTTATCTGGACCATCAGGCTTGTTAAAAATTTTATCTCTCTTGATCTGAAGATCGAGAATCTTATTACTGACGTCGGTCATGCTGTCCAGCATATCCTTAAGTGCAGTATACGTCTTAGGGTCCTGAGACTGGAAAGCTAATTCTGAAAGGTCTTTCATAGCCTTCTGTCCGACTTCCACAACATCCATCAGAAGGTCTCTAGCACGTTCTGCATCCTTCTCCTCTTGAGTAATATTGTCGCCTTCTTGCTTGCTATAAGTTTCACCTTCATACACAATCGGTGTCAAGTCTAATGTTTCGTAAATCGCGTCTTTCATTATGGTAATGCCTCCGAGAATGGATCATCTGGATTCCAATCCAATTCGACCACATCCTCTTTAAATTCTTTGTTATCAGAGAATACATCTCCAAGTTGTTCATCATGATCAAACTGACCAAGATTGAATGAATGTTCGTCTTCGTCTGTAAGCAAATATCCGTCTGCAGTCATCACGCCTTGACCCTCTTCGTTGAATGAGTAATCTCTCTCGATGCTGTCAATTTCCGGAACACCAGTATTGATCTTCTCGTTAGAATATTCAAACACTTCACAGACTATGTCCCAGACCTGTAGGTCACCCATTTGATAGAAGATTGCAGTATTATTGACATACTTGATTACCATAAGACGTTTCAACATCTTAGAATAGATTAGATCACCTTCTCTGGGTCTTGTCAATTCGGTATATTCACCGATCTTCTTACCGAAAGTTCTTCTGGATATTGTGAAGGTAGTCTGGTCTCTAATCTCGATATTGAACTTTGATAGGAATGTACCATCGCCTTCATAACTATCATAACTACGAATGTACATGTCCATCATCAGCGCATCATTATACTCAGAGAGGATATCCTCTCCGTAAATTTCGTCCAATTTTACAGTAGACCTTGGGCAGTACCAGACATGATGACCATAGATCGCGATTGACTCCTCGATAAGTGAGGATATCAAATCTTGTTGACCGGGATGCTCAAAGTTGTTAAAGTAAATATTTGTCATTAAACGTATCCTAATGCTTTCCCATATTTAGTAATTATTTGTCTACCGACACCAACTACCTTGGAAGCATCTACTGCAGTCATAACGAGTGTCTAACCGTACATATCCATAACCGGTAGAGAATAAGAACTCAGCATCTCTTGTTCCATCTTAAGAATTTCCTGCTCGGCATCCTTAAGAATCATCTCGCCATTGAACTGAACCCCACCGGGGAGTGACATAGAAGTGAACTTCGTAATATTACTTCCCCATTGATATTTAACTTTAGCTGCTGTATAATTTTGAAGCCATCGGTCGGACCAAACGTCTGTCCAGACTTCTGGATCAATAACTTCATAGCACTCAACGAGGATGTAATTGCCGACGACAAATTGACTCCACTTGGTGTCAATGAATAGTCTATCCTTATGTCTTGAGTATCGAATAGGCTTCTGACCAACCAATAACTCTTCAATTAATGCCAAATTCTCTCTCATCATGTAGTATGGTACAAGAGAAGTATTAGTTAGAGTATAGAGGTCGTTCAGTGCAATTTGATACTGGATACTGAACATGTCATTAGAGTTAATACCAATGTTGGATGTGGGAAATAGATTCACAACCCCCATAACATTCTCTGGAAGTGTGATATACTGGTTGATCTTGTCTTGTTCAGTAATCTGATGTTTATAATAAATCTTTTCACTTGCATCGAAATGATAGTCGGCGTAGTACTTCAATGACTCATCTAGGCGATCATCCACTTGATCATCTGATACATCAATATTGATAACTGGCGCACCCAATTTTCTCAATACGTATGCTTTAAATTCTTCTCGGTTCGTAGGTACTGCCATAGTGAAACTCCTTTTAATTATTTATTGCATAGAGATTTTAGGGTAGTCTGGTGGAGACAAATCTTCAGCAGTTAAACCAATACTACTTACCTGAACAGTTCCTGTTGGTGCAGATAATGATTCTAGTCTAAATGAAACCGTATCATTCGGATTTACAACAATACCATCAACGTTATTTTCAAACCACCCCGTGGCTCCAGCAGCTATATCAGTATATAACACCGTATTAGTAGAATTAACTCTTGTAGTAACACGTAACGTAGTATTGCAAGTATTTGTATAAGCATATATTCTAAGATTGTTTAGTTTTACTGGATAACCAAATGTTAATGATCTGGACGATTCAGAACTGCTTCCGCTAATACCACCTACTATTGGAGTATATGATGGAGTTAATGAAGGTGTAAGAGTAGCTGCTGCGCTGACACATAATTCTTGTTTCTTTGAACCAACATTAGTAGGTTCGAAATGTGCTGAAAACTGTGAAAAGGTTATTGCTGCCGTAGCTATAACTGCTCTAATGTTAATGGTTGAATTTGCGGATACCGCATCACTTCTGGAGATATCTGAAAAGTGTCCAGTTTGACCAGCACCTACAAATATATTCAAATTACCTAGAGTGTTACTAATTCTCGTGAATACGTTAGCAGTGCCTGTGGTATTTGTTGTCACCTTCAACTGCATATTTTTTAACGTACCCGGCACCTTTACTCTAAAGTGAGTTCTATCCTCTGCTGTAGTGACCCCCATCGCTCCACCCAACTGCGTATATCTGGTGCCAACACCAAAAGAACTTGGTGCAGATTGTGGTGTTGATGACAAAATAAAGAAATGTCTTCCATATGGCTTAAGAATAACTCTGGATGAAAATGCAGAGTTAGCAGCAGCATTATATGACATATTGATATAATCACCACTATTGATAGTAATGCTTATACCATTAGATACTGAGTTAGTGCCGTTTACTGTATTCCATGGCCCTATTTTAAGTGTAGAGTCTGCACCATTCTTCCTTATAGTATAATATCTTCCATCAGCAGTCGAAGATGGGTTGATATAGAATCCATATAACTTTGCTTTATTATAGATATAAAGATTTGTAAGTGATTCTGTTGCTTCAGCGTAAGAAGGACCGCCAAATCCGACAAACGAATTTGCAGTTATAGTTTGAGTAAAGGCTGAAGCTAATATTGATCTAGCCATCTTGTTCTACCTCATGTACTGGAGCATCAGCCCATACAATACCCAATTCATACCACTCTAATTGATCAGTAAACTTCTCAGTAAGCATTGTTATGATAGTTTGGGCATGTTCCAAATATATTGATGGTATTCCAATGATCACAATCCCATCTACATCTAATCGATATAAATTTCCTGCATCTGGAATAATTTTCTCAAGTTCAATGCAGACATCCAAATATAACCTGTCCTTATAGACTAGGCTGTTATATTCATCATTTACTGCATCGGGATCATATACTGCATCAGGAAAATCTTCATCACCGGGAATGGTAGTAAGTACACTACCATCTGAATAGATTATTCTGATAGGATCAGCCTCGACTATACCGAACTCATCAATATTAGTGATTGTATAATCAACCGTAAGTTCCGGTTGCTGATTTACTCTTCTTCGTTGTATATTCATATTATAATCCAAATGTTAGAGTTAAGATTAGGCCTTTAGTTCCAGTGCCAGCAACATCAATATCTACGGCCAGAAGATTTCCAGTTGCTAATGCAACAGCAGAAGTATTTATTACTGGAGGAGTCGCCGCAGTAATACTTGAAGTTTCTCCAGCATCAATCGTAATTGGTGTCGTAAGTAAATCTACTCCAGTAGATGTATTTCTGATCTGTATAGTTGGTGTACCAGACGATGATGAATTAGCAACTGTCGCCATGGCACTAGCAATCTTAAATCCATTTAGGTCAGGGGAGATAGGAATATAAGCTTGACCATCACCAGTAATTAATTCATCACCAAATGGATCGGTAACATATTTCGTGATAGTTGGTGTGTAGGTGCTGCTTGCAGTAATGACAGTCTGATATGTCATATTGACCATTAAGCCCTTCACTCCGGTACCCGCTTGGTTAACCTGAATAGAAATTAGATCGCCAGTCAATATAGATGATGCAGCCGAGTTGACTACTGCAGTAATTCCAGAAGTCGTAGAGCTTACTTCGTTATTGTCAATGGTTAATTCTGTGGTCAGAATATTTCTATTTTGCGTGACATTGTAGAACTGAAGTGATACATTTCCTGAAGATGATGCATTCACCACCGTAGCAAGCACATTCACTAGGCTATAATTATTGATCGAAGCTGGAATTGGAATATAAGCCTGAGCGTTTCCGGTAACGAGTGAATCTCCATTAGGATCATTCACCATAACTGTAATAGTAGGTGCAGTATATGCGTAAGCACTAGGAGCTATCCAAGAACCGTTAGCATGTAGGAATACATTCGTTGCTGAATATTGTGCAGTCGATGGGATAGAAAGTCTAGTGTTAGAAGTTGAATTTGCTAGTGATAATCCACTAGAACTAATGACAGTATTTGTCGAAGTGTTACCGACGATTACATTACCATTAATGTACCCATCACCATTTACTGATAGTATGTGTAATGGATTAGTATTTGAGATGCCAACTCGGTTATTCAGTCCATCTACATATAATGTTCCAGCATCAATATTTACGTTAGCTAGTATAGTAACATTATTTGAAATTAGTGAAATATTTGATGTTGGTCCATCAACTCTGATTCCAGTTGAGCGTGTTGTCCATGGTCCGATAAAGAATGATCCACCATTCGAAGTACCATTAGAGAATATTAACGAATTTTCACTATTGAGTACTAGTGGGTTATATGATCCTGCAGACATATTTGCAGTCAATGCAATATAACTAGCACCATTTGCTACTATGAACCCACGAACCGCTGCGCCTCCCGCAGTTACTGTAGTCACGCCAGTTGAATCTAGTGTAGTAAATCGTCCAGTATTAGCAGTCGTAGAACCAATCGTTCCGGGTGCTACCCATGTTCGTCCTAGAAGATTATTAGCATTGTTTGCTGTAAGAGTAGCAACATTCCCTGATAGGCCAGCAGTAGTCTGATATCCAGTAGAAACTAAACCACCTAGGAAGCTAGAATTGTTTGATGTTAGAGCATTATTGACATTGAGGTTAATTTCAGTCTTACTGAATGCAAATGTAGAGTTGTTCGACGTCAGAGTCGCTACGTTTGCGGAAAGCCCAGCAGTCGTCTGATATCCAGTAGAAGTCAATCCTCCAAGCTTATCAGCATCTAGACCAGAACCAGAGCCATCATTCGATGAATTCCAAATTCTATGTCCGTCAATTGTTAATGGTTCAAATGTATACTGATGAATTTGTCCCGCAGTTGTATCGTTACCAACTGTAGCATATAACCTAGTACCATCAGGTTTGATATAGATTCCGGTGACATTGTTACTGAATTGCCCAAGTGAACTAGTAACATATGTTGCAGTATTAACTTGCCATGGAATCGACAGGTTATATTCATCTAAGGTTTTTGCATTTAGATCAGTAATGAATAATTTATACCCATCACTACTGAAGAACATACCTTCAGGCTGAGTATATCCCGTAAAG